CTATATCTTTACCTTGGGTTTCTACACATTCAGGTGGATTGACTTGTTCTCTGGATAAAAATATTCGGCGGTTACTGGTATCAATTGCTTTAATATAATACGCCATACGTCCGGCAGTGCTGCCGGAACCTATCGCCACACAATTGTCTGCCAATGCCCGCTTTGCCCCCGCCATCAGGAGCGAGTTTTCTCCGTCTCCGACGGCAATCGGCAGCATAATCTCTCCGTTTAGTATGAATACGTCATGCCACTTGCCGTCTTCTCCGCGCAGTTTTATAAAGTTCATGCCCACGCCTCGCTTTCTTCCGCCTCGCCATCCCCTGCCAAAGCTGCATATTCTGCTTCCGTCAGCTTCCCTGCCTCCACAAGCGCGCGAAGCCGTTCAATAGACCAAAGCCTCGGATAATATGCTTTTGCCATTTCAAATGCATCCATACTATAATTCCACCCCCGTCATTACAGCAATGTAATCCACATCCGCCCGAAGCTGTTCCATGGGAGGAATTGCTTCTTCTGCCGGTTCATGTTCAGGTAACGTACCTTCCGTCATTTTCGTAACTGTAACCATTTTATACTCCATCGGTTCAGTTTCCCTCTTAACCTCTTTCGTGTAAGTCATTTCCTCGGCTTCTAAACTTCCCAAACGTGGGAAAGTAGAAGGAAGAGGAAAGTCCTCTGGAATGTATGCCCAACCGTCGGGTGGCGAAATTATATTGTCCGACTTGTGGTCGTTATAAACCCCTTCTTCAATGGGTGTTAAACAGATAATGTGCATTGTTTTACCTCCTTACAAAACTTGATAGTTGTATGTTTCTCCGTTGGCATTAAGAGCATAATCAATACTTGTAATCGTCAACGTGCCATTAACAAATTTAAACTCAGAAGAATCTATGATACCAGTGCCACAAATAGCAAGTTTTGGAGTGCCAATACACGCAGTGCCATTATCACGCCATATAAGAATGCAGTTGCCAGTTCCACCCGTTTCAATAGTTCTTGCGGTTGCGCTTCCGTTGCCAGTGTATGAGCCAGTGAGTTTGCCAAGCGCGGATAGTGCTTGCGCGGGGGTCTTTGTGACTATGCCGCCGCTTGAAGACCCAACAAGAAATTGTCCAGCGGGGAAACTTTCTCGTCCCGTGCCTCCGTGTTTAACCGGAAGAGCATTAATGAAAGTATTTGCGCCATCAAGGTCGATATAAGTAACATTCGCTATCCATCCCTCGTCGCATTCCGAATAGGTGAGTTCATAACTATGGTGAGCTTCTAACCATCCAGCCACATTCGCAGTCTCCCCACATCCACCTCCCGCCAGTTTCATATAGATGTCCGCATCGCCCAATCCATTGACGTTTAAGGTTGGGTATGGGGTTGTACACGAAGTATGCGGCTCAATCCTTACCTTAACGCCCGTTTTGAGTTCTGTTATTCCCGGAATTGTCGCTGTATACGCCGCCCCTGTTCCGCCTGTTTTTACGCATGCCAGTCCAAGATTTTCTTGCGCTTTTACGACAGACGTTCCGCCATGTCCTCCACGCGCAACCGGTAGAGTTCCACTTGTTATATCAGATGCACTGTGCTTATGTGTAGAGGGGGCTTTCCCTTCCAAATCACCCATGGTAGCATAATCCGATAAATCCACCGTAACGCCACCGTTTGTATACTTTAGCTTACTCAAAATATTGATAAGCTCGCGCATGCCGTCATGCCCCGTCGGGTCAATCCATACTTTTACCTCGGGGTCTGTCGGCTCTTCCGTGCCGATGTATACGCCGCTGTCGCCCGTATCACCCTTTCCTCCGCGTACATTCCCCGCTTCATATACCTTACCGTCACTCGTCCCGATATAAAGTGTATCACCCAATACGTACGCACTTTGCACGATTGTTCCGTATTCCTTGATGTGCGAAAGAATTTTCTCTTCTGCTTCGGCCGCCTTTTCCGCGGCATCCTCCGCATCCTTAAGCGTTGCTGCTACAAGCTCGCCCTGTATCACAGAAAGCGGGACAATCGCTGTCCATTCGCCGCTTCCTTCCGGCTTCCATTCAATCGCCTTTGCCTCCTCGTTATAGCGAAGAAGCGCCCCCGCACCTGGCTCCCCATTGAGACTTGCCAGCCATTCTTCTTCCGTCCCGACAAAGCCGTGTTTTACGGCAATGCCATAAGCTGTTAAATAATATCCTTTCCACGGTTGCCCCAGCATTTCTACGCCTCCTCCGCTTTCATTTCTGTATTTTCGTATTTTGCACCATGCGTATCTGCCGGTCTATAGTTCGTTGCAAACCAGCGCATGAGTTCGGAATAATGCGCATTAAACATCTGATATGTGTTCTGATACTTGTTGTACTCGCCGTTTGCAAAATCTATCATTGCAACGAGATACGCCGCATATATCTTATCGTGCGGCGGACGCACCAAAAGCTCCGCCTCACTGTCGCTGCCATAGTCGTATGTAATAATTTCTTCCGGAGCCAGAAGGAAAACATTTGTCTGCACCATTCCCTCGGCTTCATTTATCCATCTTGTCTTGTCTTCGTTTGTAAATGCATTGGGCTTTATGCTGTCCACATATTCTATAGCTTCTCTGAGTTTCATACTTTACCTCGCTTAAAAGGGATAGGGGGACGATGCCTTGTGCACCGTCCCTCTGTCTTATCTTATGCTCCAATCAGCTTGGAACCATTTGTAACGCCGCCAACAGCTGCAAAGCGCCAGTTGTTCGGTGCTGCAGAAAATCTTGCATAGCCCTTCCAGCGGTTTGCATCATTTTCTGCAATCTCGCTTTTTACCTCCAGCTTCACGCGGTCAAGCCATACCATGCCGTCATATTCCTTGTTGTACTTCTGATCAAGAACCACCCAAGGCAGACTGCCTCTCGTGATAAACTGATTAAGGTACGGCCAGATAATTACATTCCATCTGCCGAAAATGTAATTGAAGCCGTTGTTTGCCGTGTTCGGATCCTTATCTGCACCGATTGCCGCAAACACTGCCTTCTTAAGGCTGTGCTCATTCGGGATAAGGATGGTATCCGGTGCCACGTCCAAAACGTTGCCCTCGTCATCGCGGAAGTCCTGCATTTTGGATTCCAGCGCGCCCAAGGTATCATCCGAAAACGCATCCTCAAAGCGGTTTGACTGTGCGCCCTTCTTTGTCACGGACGGATGGTCGGTAGCAAAAAGTCCCTTGCCGTCTGCGCATTTTGCATCAAATGCCTTGCCGCCATAGGAAACGCTTGTCTTCCCTTCGATTGCACCGCCATACAGTGCCGCCGCAAACTTCTCTCGCGTTCTGTGATAAGCCGCAATAAAGCCGGCAGGCTGCTTCTTAAAGTCCATAAGCTTGCTGTCGTCCACCATCTCGCGGGAAATGGAAAAACTGTTTTTCCATGTCATGTGTTCAATGGTCTTCGAGTACCCTTCCTGCATACCGTCTACGGGGTATGCACCGTTCTCACCAACAGGCTGAAAACCGTCCATCGCCGTCAGCGATGTAAACTTCTCCGCCCAGTGGGTGCTTGTTCCCATGTTGAAAAGCTCCGGAATCATGGACTTTTGTTCAAAAGCCTCTCCCTGCTTTTCCAAAAACATTCTGATAGGTGCCTGGCTTTTTCCGTAAATGGAATCTGCCACACCGCTGCCTTCTGAAAATGTAATACCAGCCATGTCCTCATAAACTCCTTTCATATCGCTTCTCTGTCCGAAAAGCTCAATTTCAATCCGTTATTCGTCCTCTTCCGCAGAAAATCACGCAAGGAACAACTAAATCCTTGTAAACGCGGATTTTAAACGTTGTTTACCTTGCTACCACTTTCCTGCGGTTAGGCTTCCCCTTGAGGGGAAGCTGTCAGCGCAGCTGACTGATGAGGTGTTGTTTTGCATTCTGCATTTTGCATTTACACAAAGCGCACGCGCACTTCGTCTTCTGTTTTGCTCACAATCTCGGCAACGCCAGAAGCTGTTGTAGCCGTCACGCCCATAGCGTCTGCCGATAGCGTAACCTTGTCTCCAATATCCACTGCCGCCATATCCTCTTCGCTCTCTGCGCCGAAAATAATGTCAGCGCCCACGCGGATTACAGGAATTACGTCTCCTTCTCCGCATGCGCCTTCTTTTTCGCACATAGAAATGTACTGCGGCATGACGGTCGCACCCGCCATAGACAGCTTGCCTTCCGCCATCACAAGCGCCATACCGATTTTCGGCACAAGCCCTTCTGCCGCCATGTATTCAAACGCCGGCACTCTGCCGTCATCTGTTGTGTGAATTCTAAATCCACGCATTTTTTATCAACTCCTATTCGTTATAAATTTCTTTCACATTCTTTCTTCTCAAAAGGTTTATCGCTTCACATACCCTGCGTAGTGCCGCTCTATTTCCGCGTCTGTAATCCCCGGATTCATCATGCGATATTCCGCCTTCACATCTGCCGGTACCTCTACGCTTCCCGTTCCCCGCGTCCGGGTCTTCTCCAGGTGGCTTTTCGACTGTACGGCATTTATAGTCTGCTGCTGCGCTCTCTGCACTGCGCGGCTTTCGATATCCGCCATATTTGTAAGCTTGTAAGCGTCTACAATGCTGTACCCACGCCTTACCTTTTCGTAAAGCTCCGGATAACTTGCAAGCTTCGTCAAGTCCGAAAGACTTGTAATCGCTGGATTTAATGCCGTAATCTCTTTGACCTGTTCGTCAATCTTCGCCTTTGCCTCCCGTTCTCTCGCCTCGCGAATTACCGCTTCTGCCTTCTTTTGCGCCGCTTTCGCTTCCTGCACCTCGGGTTGGGACTCGATGAATGCTTTGTATTGTTCATCCGTCATGCCGCTTTGCTGCATAAAAGCGCCGCGCTGCTCTTCCTGCAGGCGTGCCTTGTACGCGTTAAACTCCGCCATCGTGCGAATCGGCTCTCCCGTATACGGATTTGAAAAATTCGCCGTCTTAAGAACGTCCGCAATCCGTTCGTCCGCAAATTGCTTTGCTTCCTCGCGTACCCGGGCAACCGTAGCATCCCGCTCTGCCTCCGCCTTTCGACGCGCCGCCGCAAATCTG